TGCATCACCTGTATTGTATGCATCTACGATTTCATCAACACCGGTTAAGTTTTGTAGTTTTGCATAATGCACTAATATTCTAGGTTCTTGTTGTGAGTAATCAAATGATCCCCATTTATGATTTTTTTCTGGTATAAATATAGATCTAATTAAAGGTCCAAGTTCTGGATGTCTTGCAGGAATTTGTTGTAAGTTTGGATTTGACATACTAAATCTACCTGTAACCGTGCCACCTGCATCTGATCTAATTTGATTTATATCGGCGTGTATCCTGTTATTGACTGCGTGTTTAGTTATAGAATCTATAAATGTGCTATGAGCTTTGTTTAGTTCTCTTGCCTCTGCAATTAATTTGGGTAATTCATGGGGATGATTTTGTAAAAAGTTTTTTGTAAAACTTGGTTCTTTACTTTTAGTTGTTCTATCATAGGGTAATTTTAATTTATCAAAAGCTTTTGCAATACTACGCGCTGCCATTATTTCTACGTTAACACCGGTCAAAGCTTTAATACTATTTAATATTTTTTTCTCTTTGTGCATTAAAGATTTTTTAATATTATCTGCTTTTTCTAAATCAACTCTTACACCTTTAAATCTCATGTCAACTAAACATGGAAATAGTTTTGTTTCTAAATTAAAAACATCCCATAATTCTTGTTGATACAATTCTGTTTCTAATTTTTTCCAAAGTTTTAATGTAGACTCTGCATCACGCTCTGCATATTGTCCAACAAACATAGCAGGAAGTTTCCATAATTCTTTTTTAGGATCAACTCCATATTCTTTAGCTGCTGCATTCAACACACTTTCATCTTTACCAATACCAACATAGTGTTTTGATAATGTGTTTAATTGATAAGATAATCTATTCTCATCAATTAAAGACGCTGCAATCATAGTATCAACTATCTTACCTTTAATTGTAAGTCCTGCTGATCTTAACCAACAGATATCATACATAGCGTTATGAAATACAAAGGTGGTCTCTGTTTGATTAAATACGTCTTGCAACCACGAAAATACGAGTTTTTTGTCCATATTACCATTTAGCTGGTGTTGTATCGGATAATACCCAGACCACCCCTCTACGGCCATCGCAATGCCAGCAATGTGCCCTTTTCCGGTCACATTACCAGATCCCAGCTCTTTTAGCTGTGGATCATTGGTTTCTAAGTCTATTGCTATATACTTGGCTCCGCGCAGATCTTTTAATTCATCAGGCATAACCCATTCGGTTTCAGGTGTAAACAGAGGTGTCTGTATACTTCTCACGAATAGTCTCTTTCCAATATCATCTCTAGGTAATGAATAGCTTTTCTCACGTCCTCTTCTTTCCCTTTTAAGTTGTGTCTACAAATGTACTTTATAGCGTTCCCCTCCGCAAAAAGCAACTTGTTTTCATTTATAAAATGTGCTGGCTGAATTTTCATATTTTTATAATGTTTTCCGCCTATTTGTTTTTCTAAAGAATCATATGAGATTCCTTTAAACATTTCTTTATTTGTCATAGTAAATAAGCTTTTTCAAAGTCTTTCGGGTCCAAGACATGTAATTCACGTTTCGCTCTCGTCGCTCCGGTATAAAATAATCTATGTAATTCATCCGGGTCATGACTAAAAGTTTCCAACGCAGCGTTTGTGATATCTTGCATCAATAAAACCTTGTC